ATTGGAAAATTTGTTTTTGCAAGGAAATTACAAAGTAAATTTGAATTTAAACAATGAAAAAATAGAAATTTCCCTAAATATTATTGAACAAATGGCTAAATTTCATACAAAATTTTGGAATAAAAAATTAAAAAATATGTTTCCAGAATTAAAAATGTCTACGGATTCTATTTTTTGTCCAGCTTGGTACAATTTTGTTTATGCAAGATGGCCATTATTTAAACAAAAATGGGAAAAAATATTATCAAGTTCTCAAATGGAAAAAGGAGAAACGATCATAAATGAATTCAATGAAATACAAAAACGTTTGTCAGTTGGAAATACAACAATTATTCACGGTGACATTAAATCTCCTAATATTTTTTATGATGCAGATAAAAATCATGAACCGTGTTTTATTGATTGGCAACATATTGCTATTGGAAAAGGTGTTCAAGATTTAATATTTTTTTTAATCGAAAGTTTTGATATAGAAAAAATGCCCGTTTTATTTCCATTATTCAAAAGTTATTATTATACAAAACTAATGGAAAATGGAGTTTCCTATTCATATTCTGAATACGAACGGGATTTGCAAGATGCATTATCTTATGTTCCGTTTTTCACAGCAGTTTGGTTTGGAACAGTTCCCTATGATGATTTGATTGATAAAAACTTTCCTTATTTTTTTATTCAAAAACTGTTCTATATGTATTCACTTACCTAAAAAATTGAATTATAATATTATTGTATAGATATTATAATTATTGAACTTTAAAATGGTAAAACTTTGCAACACTCCTTACTCAACTGAATCAAAATATGATGAATATTTCGCACTGTATCCATACCCGCTGAGTGATTTTCAAAAATATGCAATCGAAGCAATTGTCGAAGGACATCACGTTTTGGTTACGGCGCATACCGGGTCAGGTAAAACTCTACCTGCCGAATTTGCGATTAATTATTTTACTAAAACCGGTAAAAAGGTGATTTATACAAGTCCTATCAAAGCATTATCCAACCAAAAATATTATGAATTTACGCAAAAATATCCACACATTTCATTTGGGTTATTCACCGGGGATATAAAAACAAACCCGGATGCTGATGTACTTATCATGACTACGGAAATATTGATGAATTCATTATTTACTGAAAAGACTGCGACGAGCTTACAATTTCAAATAAATATCCACGAAGATTTGGCATGCGTTATATTTGATGAAGTACATTATATTAATGACGAACATCGTGGCCAAGTTTGGGAAAAATGTATACTGATGTTACCTCCGCATATACAAATGGTGATGTTGTCCGCTACAATTGACGCCCCGGTTCGATTTGCCACATGGTGTCAACGCGGATATACAGATAAAGAAGTATATTTAGCATCCACCAACCATCGTGTGGTTCCTCTTTCACATTACGGTTTCTTGACAACGAATGAATCGTTTTTGAAAGGAATTAAGGACAAAGAACTTCAAAAACAAATACGTGATAGTACCAATAAACTAATATTATTACAAAATGAACATGGAAAGTTCAACGATGCGGGTGTATTGGAAATGAAAAAAACGGTGAAATTGTTTGATGATAGAAAGGCGATTCATAAAAGAAAAATGGTTTTGAATAATTTAGCTCTATTTCTACGAGATAGAGATATGTTACCAGCAATTGCTTTCGTATTTTCCAGAAAACATGTTGAATTATCTGCAAAAGAAATAACCGTTCCTTTATTAGAAGATGATAGCAAAGTATCTTATATTGTACGCCGCGAATGCGAACAAATTATACGTAAATTACCGAATTTTCATGAATATTTAGAATTACCGGAATACAATGATTTAGTCGATTTATTAGAAAAAGGTATCGGTATCCATCATTCGGGTATGATACCAATATTACGCGAAATTGTGGAGTTAATGATTTCTAAGAAATATATAAAAATACTATTTGCAACTGAATCGTTTGCAATTGGTTTAGATTGTCCAATCAAAACTGCTATATTTACAGGATTAATGAAATTTGATGGTTGTAATGAAAGATACTTGTTATCTCATGAATATACTCAAATGGCGGGTAGAGCGGGACGACGAGGTATTGATACTATCGGCCATGTAGTTCATTGTAATAATTTGTTTGATTTGCCTATTATGACTGAATACAAAAACATGCTGTGTGGCACCCCGCAAAAATTAATATCAAAATTCCGTATATCATACAGTTTAATTCTTAATCTTTTACAAAGCGAATTAGCATCGGAAAGTAGCGGCGAAAAAGCAAACTTCGTTACATTTGCAAGTAAAAGTATGGTATATGACGAATTACAAAGTGAAATTGAAAACAGTCAAAAACGTATTGACGAATTACTTGATAAAATGAACAACAAAAAGGTTGTAATGGATACACTAAAAACTCCAAATGAAGTATGTCGTAAATATTTAGAACTAGAAAATACTGTTAAAAATAGTGTAAATAAAAAGAAAAGAGAAATCGAAAAAGAAATGCAACGGATAACTGACGAATATTGCAATATTTTGAAAGAAATGAAAACCGTAATAGAATATGATGAATTACAAAAACAACTTATTGATGAACGTGAACATAATCTATATTTAGGAACTTATATTAGCGAGCAAATACGACGTATTTGTTATATATTGACAAACCATGGATACATAAATCAAATTCAAGTAGAAAATTCACCTGAATCTGAATATGAATTAACACATCTTGGAAAAGTAGCAGCATCGATTGCTGAAATACATCCACTGATATTTTCAAAGATATTGCTAACGACCGATTATTTTCAACATTTTACATCAAAACAATTGATTGGATTGTTTTCATGCTTTACTGATGTCAAAGTTGATAATGACCAACGATTGAGTGTACCCAATTCGAAAGATGATTTATTACAAACAACCATAAAGGAAATGAACAAACAATATCAATATATGCAAAATGTAGAGATGAATGCAGAAGTAAATACTGGAATAAATTATGAAGACGCTCTGATATTTGATATGATTGATGAGTCAATTGAATGGTGTGATTGTTCAAACGAAACTGAATGCAAAATATTCATACAAACTAAAATCGCAGATAAGGGTATTTCGGTGGGCGATTTTACAAAGTCAATGTTGAAAATTGCAACTATTGTGAAAGAGATTTCAGGTATATGCGAAGATATACAGCATTTGGAATTATTGTATAAATTGAATCAAATAGAACCTATGATTTTGAAATATATTACAACATCACAAAGTTTATACGTTTAGTTAATCTACACTCGTATCATCATCATGGTCTTCTATAATAATTTCATCATCACTATCTATTAAACTTTCATGAACACTACTTATGATTGTTTCATTATCATTGTTTGTATCATTTTGTATGTTTTCATCTTGTTCATCATTATCTGTTACATGAAACCAGCCAGTAAATTGTACATTCGAAGTATCAAATGTTATGACAGTTCGTTGAATCTCACTGGTAAATGGATGGACAATTGGTGTTCTGTACACAGATGCGTTTATAGCTATGTTTAATAATGACGTATCTTCTATATCAGAATCTGTATCATAATTGTTATTGTAGTCACTATCTATATTCAATAACAAATGACTATTTTTATAGTTACGCGTTTTGATATTATAAAAATTGATATATTTTTCGTCAAAATATACATCCACTTTTTTTGTAAATGGGTTATTCATTATATATTTTCTTCCAAATTTGGGATTGAATTTTATAAATTGCCTGAATTTGTATACCAATTCAGCATATGCATTTTCTTTTTTATTCAAAATCAATGAATATTTTGTATTATAATACAAATGCAAATAAGGTCTCATAATATCAACCAATTTATCTTTCGAAAAATCTTCACTTATAATTAATGTATTTTTTGTATCATATTTGTGTATCATATTGATAACCGACGGATATAGTATTTTTGCATCGGATTTAAAAACAAAATTACGAATTGCCACATCCCTGATAATGGCTTCATTTTCAAAATAGAACAATGTAATATCAAAGTTCGCCAAAAAATAATTTTCTATCAATACTGGCATTTTGTAATCGGTTTTTTTGAGGAAAAAATATATGTTGTACAAAGTAGACTTGTCAAATGCCATATTGTTGTATGGGTTTTTAGAAATAAGAGGTTCAACAAAAAAATGTGGCGCGTGAGACAATGCGGTATTTATAATGTTGATTAAATCGGTTGCAGTGAACATGTATTTTTTGCCATTTTGTAATATAGTCATATATTTTTGCGTTGTTATAGGATTTAAATATAAATCATGATTGATTTGCAGGTCAGATTTTTTGAATTTGTATACGCGCGCTAATCTTGAAAATGCGTTATATACTTTTTGAACTTTGAAAAAAATATCAAGTATTTTTTCTTTATCATTTTCATTGAGAAACATATTTGATACTATTTTGTGCAAGAATTCAAACTTACTTTCATGCAAACCCATGAAAATATAATAAAAATATTTATAAGAATAATTCAGGTCTTTCAATTCATCATTTTTGTAAATTTTACTCCAAAAATTAAATGAATTATTTTCATGATCAATATCATAAATCGTATCGACTTTATTTATTATTTTTTGGATTATTATTTTAAAAGTATTCATTCTATATAAAATAACAAAAATTTTTTATATTATTTAATTTATTTATAAAGTCATCAAGAAAACCTATTTACAAAAAATCAATAATAATATTATTGACATCACTACATCCCCTGTCAACCAACACGAAATTTGCATTTTGTCTATCTTTTCTTCTTTGTATATTTTCGTACGTTTTTGTTCTCCATTTTTGTATAAATTTTTTCATATATATATCACCGTAATACCCACGATTATTTTTTGGACAAAATGAATGCTCAAATCGAGCTATTCGTATTATACCATTGGGAGCATAATGATAATTCAAATTACATAGCTGAAATCCCACACACATCTTTCCTTTGATATCATCGGTTTCAATAAACATTATAGTAAACATTTTGATATTCATCTATGTAAATTCATTTCAAAAAGTATTTACTATCAATTTTGTATAAAATGGTATAAGTATTTTATTACTAATAATAAAACTGTTATTATATAAACAAATGTCATTTATTTATTTATACAAATTATTTTTGTTTTTATTTTTCATGAAACAATCATTATTATTTACAACAGTTATTCGAAATAAAATTCCGCATTGTTTAGGCAAAATGAAAAAAAGTACGCAATTAAAATCTGAAAATGTACATAATATTCATACAGTAAATGATAATATTTGGTACAAACAAAATGAAGTTGACAAGTTTTTATACAACAATGAATTTATCCAAAATAAAAAATTAATATCACTTTCCCCCGGCGGGTATAAAGGATTTTATGTATTAGGAATTTGCAAATATATAAAAGAAAATTATAATTTAGATAATTATATATTCACAGGTGCATCCGCAGGTGCATGGAATTCATTAATATTATCTTTCAAAGGCGATTTTAATGATATAGAACAACATTTAGTAAATAAACAAATTCAACATGCGAGAAATTTATATGAAATGGAACATATGTTAAAATACAAAATTCTCACGAAATACACTTCGGATGACTTTGATTTGCGACGTTTATTTATTGGTGTAACGACTGTGAAAAAATGCAATTATAATACAACTATTTTTTCAGGGTTCAATAATTTAGAAGATGCTCTAAATTGTTGTATAGCCAGCTCACATATACCACTTGTAACCGGTGGGCTAACAAATGTTTATCGTAATTTTATTTCGTTTGATGGTGGATTTAGTAAATATCCATATTTGAATATTACTACCCCTGTATTACATATTACTCCGAGTATTTGGGAAAAAAAAGACAAAAACGAAGTTATGAAAATAACCGATTATACTACTTTATTTTCTAAAAAAAGTTTTGTATTCGTAGATATGGTAAATCAAGGTTATAAAGACGCTTCTGAAAATAAAGATGCATTGGATAAAATTTTTTTATTTTTGTAAAAATGACTTAGAAATAAATTATTGTGTAAAAAGTAGACACGTGAAATGAATGAATGTAATGAATTATTAGAAAATATACAAAAAAGTTTACATTATTGTTGCAGTAATACACAAAAATACAAATTCGAAAATCCAAATAATCAATTTGTATACCCATTTCAATGTGAAAATATATTGAATTATGAAAAAAAATTAAAAATAACAAAAATAGAACTGAAATGTTTACACCCGATAATAAATACCGAACAAGATTATTTTGTAATTTATGATTGTAATTCTCGTAAAATTATAATAAATCAATAGAATTTCATTTTATTTTGAAAAGTAAAATGAAAACAACAAATATCTAAACTATAATTTTAGTATAGTATGCCCATAATCCTAACCCTACTAAACATTTGGCAGTACAATCCAATATGTTCATGAAAATGTTCTTGTATTCTTCATTGAACATGTATACAATTCCATACATTGACCATATGATTAAATAAAATCCAAACAATATGTTGTTTGCAAATACAGATTTTGGTTTGATGAAATTAATATATATCACATAAAATAATCCAAAAAATGCCCCAAAACCGGTTATCATTCCGGTAAAACGACTAATCATATTTGTTTCCCCTGCGTATCCAATATACAACATAATAAAATTAAGAACCAATATTGTAGCATATGTTACGAATGTCAGACTACGATTAATATTTTGTCCAAGTACTAAACATAATACTAATAACATGATTGGTGTCGTAATCGCCCAGTCAATATATCTTGTTTTTGTAATATCTGACCAATCAATTGGTTTATCTTCTTTTCCAAATTCTTCTATTTTTTTAACAAAAATTGAGTAAAAATATCCAGCTACAATAGAAATACAGGTTTCCAAATTCAATACGTGTCTGACAGTCTCCACGTTTGTTCGTAAAGCTTCTATAAATGTTATTGTACCTGTTGTTAATAATAATATATAAGTAATTGTAAATGAGAACTTTACATAATAGTTAATAGGATTTTGTATTTTTTCTACTTTTTCTTTTGGAGTGTCTTGTACAAATGTTTCTTTTGTATTTTCTGCAATATCCTTTTCCTTTTTATTAACAATATATTCCGGTGTTAAAATATTGCTCATATATTATATAATATATGAACAAAAAATATAATCAAAAAATTGAATTTAATTTTTATTGTTTCTATATAACCAAATAATTTTCAATAAAATAGCTAAATATGCCATATATGTACGACGAAACTGATTCCGATAGTGAATCATTCTATTCCGATGAATATGACCAATTAGATACAATATATAATCATGATTCGAATATTCTCAAATACAAAAAAAACAAAAAATATTATATTGGATTGGTGGCTTTGATTGATAGTGTATATTTATTGGCTCATTCAGTTACACCTAAATCGATGTTTAAGTACTCATATGAAGATATTCTCAAATATTTACATACATACAGTATCATATATGTTAAACGTCCAAAAATAGATATATTCCAATTATATATTACTGAAAATAGTTATACAGTGATTGTTAAAACACATTGGATACGTTTAATACAACGACATTGGAAAAAAGTTTATAAAACTAGAACAGATACATTGAGAAAACGCGCGTTATACGGCAATCATTATCCACAATCAGTATTCAATAAATACTTGAACAATGAAATTCCAGCTTTACGTGGGATGTTGTCGCATTATGCTTTATTGAATGTCAATAAATACAAAAATTGATTAATATCTCCTAAAATTTCGTCGCGAACACTCAGCAAATCACTGTCTTTTTTGCTGTCAAATATAGTATTCATTCCAGTTAGGAACTCACGATATTCATACATACGACTTTTAAATTCATATGTAGTTTTAATATCAAGTAAGTCAACTTGTTTTTTTAATAATTTAATGCGAGTTTCATCTTTACCTAATAAAATCTCGACAAATGTATCGATATTTTCATTCAAACGTTCATATAATTCATCAGTCGCTTTATGTTGAGAATATGATTTTGTTTTCCAATGATATAATTTTACGTTATTTAGCATTTCTAAAAATACGCGAACTATATGAGCACGGGTTTCGGCCATATTCGGTCTATTGCGCATTGTTTTACGCCTATTTTTTATTTTTCGTGACACTGTTTTTGTTTTTACCATAATATATATAATATACAGATTTAAAGATATTTTATTATCTTTTTTAAATTAAATGAATATAATATTTTTATTATTATTATTTTTTCAGAACTCTTCATGTTTTCTATTAAGGCACCTAATAAGTAGTGTTGGTAGAATAAATATTCTAACAAATAAATTGTCAAATGAAAAAAACAGTTATTTGAACAAAAAAGTGGAATATCCTAAATTAAATGTTAATGATTTATCCGAACAAGATAAATATGATTTACAATGGTATGTCATTGGCACTCCTGGTGATTTTATCTCAAATAAACCTAAAAAAGTTACAGTTTGGTCCAAAAATTATGTTGTTTGGAAAAATATAGATGGAAAATATAATTGTTTAGATGACGTATGTTCACATAAAGGCGCATCTCTTTCTGGTGGAAAAATCCATAACAACTGTGCAGTATGTCCATATCATGGGTATGAATTCAATTCTAATGGAACATTAGTGAAAGTTCCTGGATTGAATTTTCAATCATCTCCTATTTATGATGTTTCTAAATACTCCATTATAGAGAAAAACGGTTGGGTATATTTGAACACTATGCAAACAAACATTTCAGAACCTGAAATGGCAATCAATATTTTTGAAGAAGAAGAATTTGCCAAAAATTTTTCAGTAGTCTATTTAAACATGGAGTTCGATTGTTATTCTCGTATTTTGAGTGAAAATTCACTTGATGTTATGCACATCGGATTTGTGCATACTTTTGGTAATAAAGAACGTCCTGCGCCTACGCAAGAAAACCCACCAAAGTTAGTATCACCATACCATTATAAAACTAGCTATGAATATGAATCTGGAAAAGATTCTATTGTGAAAAAAGTGTTCAACATTGATACTTTGAAAATTGAGAATGAATTTATATTACCACATACTACCGTTGCGCGCGTTATTTTTGGGGACTATGTTAGTACAGTTATAACATTTGCATTGCCGTTGAGTGAAAATAAAAGTAGGCTGTTTGTGAAAACATATCGCAATTTTTGTAATAATGATATGGGTGATGCTCTTACTCGAAAATTAATGTATAACACTATGTTACAAGATAAAGTTGTCGTTGAAAATATTGATATGAAATATATGGATGGTAAGTTTAATATGAAATTTGACAAGTTGCAGAATACATACAAATCTTTTTACAAAAAATTGGTTCATAATTTTACGGACATAATGAAATAGCAGGGCATAATGAAATAGCAGGGCATAATGAAATAGCAGGGCATAATGAAATAGTATAAAATTGAAATATTTTTTTATCATGATGTTTTTAATAAATAAAAATATCATGAATACAATGGAAGAAATCGAGGAATATGTTGAAGAAAATGACTACAATCCACCAGTTATATTTACGAGGTATCTCTATATTTTAGACGATGTCAAAACATCATTGATGTTGTCTATATTAAATAGAAACCGCGATGAAGCATTATTTTGGGCATATGAATTGTATTATTCAGGGCATATTGAAGATGTATTTGAATTACTTACAAATATGTACAATGAATTTTATAGCGTATTAAACCCTAATTTAGGAGATTTCTTTATAAATTTGAAAAAAACTCAAACAAATAGTGAATACATGATTGGGACAATGATATACAATATGATACATAGAAAATACAATATTTCCAGTTTTGTAGAAAAATTTAGTAAAACACCTTTTAATTTAGTTTATCCAATGTGCAATGAACCAGATAAGAAGTTCTTCATTATATTGGAAGAAAAAGATATACAAAAATATAAAAATATTGAATGTTCTGAACCAAGTACCATTTTACGTACCGCGGCTGAATACAATTCACATTCCTATTCTGCGAAATTGTTTGAAAATGATTACATTGGGGTTGAACGAGAAGAATTACTAACTATGTATAGACAAGATTGGTTGTATTATGCATCGTTCTCTCCTATATGGGAAGAACGTATTGGACAATTCAATGGCACTGTTCACCATGAAAAAAAAATGATTTGTTTTGAAAATGAAGATATAGAAGACGCATTTTACGAAAAATATTATTATGATCCCGATGAACAACCGTCTCATGTACAATTTAAAAGTATTGGAACCGGGGCTGAAACACAATGGACTTGGACCGATTTTTATGAAAAATATAAATAAACTATTTAGTAAATTTCATTATATATGTATATTATTTTTTATTGGACTGCATCAAATTCATTATCAATAAAATATGTATAACTTTTATATGAAATCATGAGAACTATTTACAGATGGATGGAATTCTTTTTGGCACGTTTTTTTAGGTGTTTTGTCTCTTCGTTTTTTGGTTATTATCCCTATTTTTATTATTTATCAATTGATTGACTTCTATGATAAAAATTTATTTGTTGATATTGCAGAATTTTTAATTGGATTTTTTTTATGTTATTCTTTTTCTTTCCTTTTTGGATTTTTCAAAAATAAAACATTTTTTGATGAATATTTATTGAATTAGCGTTAATAATGTTGTTTTATTTTACAACTTTGTATGTAACAAATGTGGTCAATGCAAATAGTATTCCACCCCAAAGTGTATCCATTAATACTATATTCCATTTCCATTTTTTTAGTAAAGCATATGATGTAGTTTCATATACACCATATATTACTAAACCTAGTAAAAATGCGTCGAAAACTGGACGATGTTCTCGAACTATAAAATAATATAATCCAATTACTAATAAAAGATAACATAATACACCTCCTAATGGACGCATTTGTAATGCGACTCTTTGTACATCAGCTATTTGTATTTCAAACATATTACGTGTTACGCTAATATACATGAAATCTAACGCAAGTAATACAACAGTGATTGCTGCAATATTTTTTATGATTTTACCGTTCATTTTATATATTATGAGAACATTAAATTTTTTCGACAATTTCGCCTATTTTTTTCGAAGTAGTGGATTGTTCTCCATTTTCTTCACTCTCTTCTTCGCGTTCTCTGATTTCTTGTTGTAAATTTTTTGTCTTCGCTAATTTCTTATAAATATTATGTTGTTGTAGGAAATATAAAACCCATTGTGGTAAATGTGCGACACAATTCATTACAGAATTGTATGTAACACTGTATATGAATGCATCTTTCTCATATTTTATACTATACCACCAATATGCTGGAATATAGAGAACATGTCCGGCATATACATCAAATTCCAAGAATTTTAATTTATCCATTTCATGTAAATACTCGGGTTGCGGATTCCATACATTGATTGGAGAACGGAATTCATAATTATCATAATCTTTGATTGGTTTCAAATACTTTTTACTCTTCATTGGTGTCATTTTCACATGAATTTTTCCTGACTTTACTATGAAAAATTGTCGGTAATTCAAATGGTAACGCAGCGGGGTCGCCGTGTTTTGAGAACCAAACATAATATCATATTTCGATTGTAATATAAATGATGGTTTTAAATAGGTATCTAAATCTTTGTATTCGGATGATAGTCCAGATTCATTTACTAATTCTTCATTATTTTCAGAAAAGTAATGAGAACCTGAATCTGATTCTACCAAATTTTGAGAACTTTGTAAAGATAATACAACATAATCTATGGATTCAGTCGATTGATTGTAATCGCGATTGTCCTTTATTTTTACATCATATGAACCATATTTGCTAAATATTTCTTCTTTTGATAGGTTCTCATATATATTTGGATAAATGGATTGAAATTCAAATAGAACGGGCTGTTTTACTTCACATACTTCTTGTAATTGCGAATTTGTACTATAATCCATTTCATATATTTCTAAATCTTCACTTGTTTTCAATTGGTGGATAATATGAATGTACAAAAATAATATAATCAAGAAAATTAAAAAACTAATAAAAAAATGCATAAATAATACTGAATAATATGATATATTGCTTTATTATTTTATTTTATATAACGAATTTTATTACAACGCGTAAATTAATAATTTAATATATATTATATTTTATATAAAAATGCGTATTGCAGTTCTTGTATTTGGTAGATTGAATAAATGTGTTGAACATTACGATAATATAATAGAAAGTTTAGGGAAACATAATGATATTGATTTTTTTCTTTCATCAGATAATTCATCCGAATCATTATTAAGTGATTTTATTCGTTTATATGAACCAATCGCGTATAACAACGACCATATACATTACGATTATGATTTGGGTAAATATCCCGGTGTAAGAGGTGAAACAAATATTCATAATATGACTTGTCATTTTATTAACAAAAATAGAGTTTTTCTATTATTAGAAGAATATATAAATAAAAACAATATTCAATATGATTGCGTGGTTTCTTTGAGAATAGATTGCGTATTCAAAAATGCATTTGTATTTGACTCTATTGAAGAAAATACTATTTATATTCCTTTTGGATATGATTGGATTGAGAATGGTATAAATGACCAAATTGCTTATGGAAAAGTAGATGTCATGAAAAAATATAATTCTATCAACATTATTGATTTATTAGAAAAAAAACTTTCTATACCACATCCAGAAAGTTTAAATTATGCGAATATTCAGTTACATAAATTCAAGATAGAAAGACCTCATGTAAAATATCATCTAGATAAATAAACGCATGATTTTATTTTTACATCGTATAATTCACAATAGAAGGTGGTAATATTGGATATTCTTTCAGTGGATTTTTTGAACAATTGAATGTTACTAAAAATGGAGGAAGTTCATGAATTTTCATTATTTTATTATTATTGCACGATAGTATTTTCAACGATTTTGGAAGCATTGGAATTGACGATAAATTATTATTAGCGCACTGTATGCAATATATTGTATCTGGCAATTCTGGTATACAAACTAATTTATTATCACTACATGATAAATATTCCAATTGTGGCGACAATTTCGGCAATACCTTGATATAGTTTTGAGAACAATAGAATATTTCCAATGTTTTAGGCAGATTCGGTATATTCCGTAAAAAGTTGGATGAGCAAAATAACTGTTTCAAATTTGAATTTTGTAACTGTGGTAGTAACCGGATACAGTTATTATTGCAATTCAATATCTCTAATGTATTTGGTATATTGTCTATAACTGCGGTTTCACAACTGATTATTTTCAATATAGTCAATGTTTCTGGTATTTTCACAACGTCTTTTATATAAATGAAACTCATATTCAATTCTTGTAAATTTGTAAAACGTGTTAAATCAAGGTGAATATAATCTTCTATGAACAACTCATTTGCATACCAGAAGTCTATCCATCCTACTATGAATTCTCTTTTCTTATAAAATGCAGGTGAATTCAAAAATTCTGCATCGGTATTTTCAATATTCTTCATTTCATTTGTGAATGATTCGAAATCATTATAATTTATGTTGTTTATATTGATAGATGCATTTAAAAATAAATAGGAGTATAAAATTTCACCATTGATTACAATTTTTTCAATAGTGTCAGGAAGACTTTCTAACAATTTTCTTGCGATTTTTGTTACTCTTTTGATATTTTTATAATTTTTTTCATAATTTTGAAATTCCATTTTACCTAAATACTTTTATAATTATATATTGTTTTCTTTTTCTTTTTTTTCTTATAAATATTATATTTATGTATTTGAATATCATCTGCAAAACATAGTTATGATTTATTGTCTTCATTTATGGTGTTGGAACATAAGTAAATGTAGTTCCGCCCTGTTCTTTTTCGATACCTAATTGTGGATTTCTACAAACATAATCATTTTCACCCAAAATTTTTGTAAGTATTCGATCGGATGGTTCTCTGTGGTTTTTGTAAAGTTCATCAAAGTTATACAACATACTGTCTACACTTTTTCGATTTATTAATATGGCAATTGGACCACCTAAAAAAATAAAGTGTTTATCATGCCATATACTACCTTTACAGTTAATAAAAAAACGACCAGATTCGTGATAATCAAGTCCAGTCAAATCGCCTTCTGGATCCATATCTCCTGCTGTATTTGCATTTCGATACATTCTTCCCCATAAATAACCGGGACACAAGTGAAGACTTCTCCAATTTTCAGGTAATAATTCTACTGTTTTATTTAATTCTTCTAAAAAATTGGCATGTGGATGAAAATCGTCGTCAATAATAATACCATATTCAAAATTTGTTTTTTGAAACATATTCATACTATTAATAAAAATCACACGAGCGGCTTCTTCGTAATTTGTTTCGTTTATAACACCATAATTAAAAATAACCGGTATTTTATATTTATTCATTTCATTAAACAAATTTTCCCTTCTTCGGTTTGCAATATCATTGTTAGCCAAAGAAGTTCCTACCACAATAAGATTATCTGAATTCATGATAGATGACATATTATATAATAATAATTTTATTTTTATATAGTTTTTGTATGAAATCAAAATCATTCACTTTCATCTATAACGTAAGATACGTATAATCGATAATATCTAATACAAACGAGTTATGATTCGATTGGTCACGCATTAAATTTTTAGCACTTTATTTGAAATTCCATTTTACAAGACATTTTCCTAAAAAATTTCTCACAAATATTATATTTATGTATTTGGCAATAATCAGTAAATTACTCGGCGAATCATTATTGAGTTTTTATTCAATATTTGTCAAAAAAATAAATGTTGAATTAATCATGCAAATGTGGAGTCGTTTTTTTACATATGTAATTATTTCTGCATTTTTTGTAGATTGGGGATTTATTACTAAATCAATATTTTCTATGAATGGTCTATTATTATCAGCAGTTACCGGTTTACATGTATATTCATCATATCGTAGTTTTCAATTACTTGATAGCGGTGTCGCAACAACTCTATTTTATGTTTATCCGATTTTAATATTATTATTTTCTGGAACGGCGATTTCACCTGTATTTTTGATTTCATTATTTGGTGTTTATTTAATTGCAAATGATTTACGCGGAAAATCGAATGAATCCAAAGAAAAAACTGAAAAAAATGAAAATCCCGAAAATATCATAAAAACAAATACAGAAATGAAGCCTGCATTTTGGAACGAAGGTATTTTTGCAGCATTTATGGCAGCCATTACAGAAGCGATGATTTTTTTCTTGGTGAAAGATTTGAAAACCTTCAATAATTGGAATCATTTGTTCTTATCCTATTTGTTTGGCGCAATAGTATTGACAGGATATTTATGGAAAAATATTGCTTCTATACAATTATATAGCGGCGCGTCAATATCGTTGGCAGTGAATGCATTTATTGGATTGGTAGGATATTATTTACGTTTTTTTGCGATTTCGCGGTTGGATGCCTCTATTTATGCACCATTGTCTTATTTTGGTATAGTTATGTCGTATATTTACGGTATTTTCCTAAATAATGATAAAATTACTATTCAAAAAATAATTGGAACATTGTGTATTGTATTTACTAATTTATATATTTTGTATTCAGGAGTTCACAAATAATGTATTGAATCTAGTCAATATATTATTTCATAATTTACATGGTTTTTTTTTCTTCTTTTTCTTCTTCATCTAAACCTTCTCTTCTAGGTAAATAATTTTTAATTAATTTACATCCAAAGTAGAATACTACTGTGAAAACAACTGCATGGAATGCGGCACATGTTAATAATGTACATTTTGGTGGAAGTCTAACTAAAACACCAGGAGTTAAAAGGAAAAAAAGAACAGCAGCTAAAAGTAAAGTGAATGGGCAATTCATTATATAGATTATTTATATTTTTATTTTTTGTTTCTGTTTTTATTTTTTTGTTCTTTTGTTCCTTTTTTGTTCTTTTGTTCCTTTTTTGTTATAAAATATTGCTAAATCAATTTTTTATTTAGTAAATTTTTCCATGCAAGCATTCTTTTTGTTCCTTGGAATTGTAATAAAACGGCTTTTCGCAAACCATAATCACTTGTTATTAAATTATCATCAATATGTTTCAAAACACGATTTTCAAACAATTCTTGTGAATTTATAAATGCCTCTTCCAAATTGTTATTATTTCGTTTCATTTGATATATCATTGTTCTATCAAAATCATATGCGGCTAATAAATCGGCCTCGCGAACTATATTGTATGCTTTTTGATATATTCCTAAATTAGGGAATCCATTTTTTTTGACAGTTGAATAGGACATACTTGAAATAATTTGTTTTGTCGCATTTATTTCAAATGGTTCCAATTCTGGTCTCAAAAAATCTTCAATTTCAAGTAATCCGACTATCTCGTTCATGTATTTTTTGTCACACATATCATGTAATACTGCTGATGCATGAATAATACGTTCATGTTCGACTAAATAAGAATATTTCGGTAATTCGTTTTGATAAAGTTCATTTGCAAATTGCAAAACATTCATACTATGACTTAATCCATGGGATTCATCGATGTTGTTTTTTGCAGAAGCCAATAATACGTAATTGAATAATTTAGTTAAGAACGACATTGTATATTTTATTTGTATTATTTTTAATAGATAAAATAAAATCAATTTTTTGTTTTACACATTTACTAAACTACATAGGTAAATCAAAATAACTAACAAATGCTTGGTCGATTCTTCTAAAAAGTGCAATATCATCGTTTTTGAATAACCATTTTGTTTAATTTTTAACAAATTTCTATAAAATGGACTACATAATATAATAAATAGTGCGGATTGTATAAAACCACATATTTTGAAAATTTCAACTGCATTCCATATTACATTTGTAATTAATACTGATAATGCAACCCGCCAAGATATTCTATTTCCATATTTTACAGGTATAGTTATTATTTTATTCATTCTATCACCATATTTATCTTTCATGTCTAATAATAATTCATTCATAAATGATCCGAAGAATATCAACCTGGACGCTATTTTCAATAAATTTATGTTGTTTATTATATTTCCATTAGTTGAACCTAACCCTGTAAAATATATTGAAAATGCTACCAAATATGCACATGATACATTTTTCAATATCATTACTTTTTTGAAATAGGGTGTATATAACAAGACGTTCAATAATGCAAGATGTAAATATTTTTGTTGTACCGAAGGTAACCACATATATGCTGAATATTCTATTGCGACTGTTAATAATGATGCATATCGAATAGCTTCTTTTACTTTTATTTCACCTGTCACCAGTGGGCGCGACGGATTATTGTATTTGTCTACATCCAAATCAAAAATGTCATTGATAATCATACTTACATACATGACAAATATTGTATTTATTGAACTCAATAAAAACGTATTTGATGAAAGTAATTTATGCAATGAAGGATTTGTAATCCAGCCTCCTGTAAAACATAACAATAATGTAGGAAATGTACTTTCAATACGTATTATTTTTGCAATACTTTTCATTTTTTGTATCATTTTATTTTCGGCGGGTAGATTATTTTGAAAAATAGGCTTTTCATAAAAATTGGGGTTGAATTTCTTTTTACGCATTTCATGCATAATATGAGTGTTTTTGAAAATGGGTATTTTATTAGCGATGGATGTCGACGATGTTATCAACCCATGTATTGGGATCACACATAAATTGAGTAAAAAATATACAATAAATTTCATATATTACAAAGCAATCAAATCTTTATGTTTCTTCTTTTTATTTTTTACCTTTTGGTATTTTAGTATTTTTAATCATCATTATCACTAATCTTTGGAGCCAAATAAAATTTTATTTGAGCTTTTTCTGAATTCACCACGGAACCTAAATCATATATAATTTGTATTGGATAATTTGCTGCTATTTTTAATTCAATTTCTTTTGCAATTTTATTATACAAACAAATATTATGCAAATAGTTGAGACTAAATGATAAATCAATTGATCCATTTTCGTCAATAATGAATGATGATAAATCGTCTATTTTAATTTCAACGAACATTTTACCATGGTCTTGACTATGGGATGCTAATATTATTTTTTCTTCGGTACATGATATATCCATTGTATCTCCAAACATTTGCAATTGATTCACTATTGTTGAAAAGTGGTAAGATGATACTATAAATTCGGCTTGGTGTTCAATTTCTGGAATACCTAATAAGTCCATTTCTATATCCATTAATGGTACCTCGAAACGTTTATCAAATTCATCTTTGTTTTCACTGGTAAAATAGATTGCCAGATGGTCTCCTTCACCTTCATTATAAACAAGATTGATAGATTGTGTTTTTTCACGTGAATTCAATATTTTGTACAAAATGGTTGAATTAATACCGAGAGTAATTGTTGTCGGAGATGTATGTTCATATACGTCAAACCATGTATTTGGTAATGCAATTTCAATAATCGAAACGCGTGCACTATCCATAGTTTGCATATACATTCTGTCCTTTTCAAACATGATGTTTATATTTTCAGTAAATGCTTTTAAATGCTGGAAAATGCTTGCAAAACATTCCGCTTTTTGGATTTGTTGAATAGAAATCTTCATTCCTTTTATGATTGTTTGATAGAATAACGTTTATATATTTTATTTTAAATATATAAACGTTATTGTACTATCAATTTTTTGTATTAGAATAACGATTATTTACTCTATTTTACAAGCTTCCAAATAACTCTTTAATCTTATCCGGCGACTCTTCTTTTGTAAATGTTTTAACTCGTGGTAATACATCTGGATTTAAAAATAATTTGGCTATTTCTGTGATTGTAGTTGGAGTGTTGTATACGTACATCGCATCTAATTTTTTATAATATAAAGTACCATTTCGAAGAGCGGTACGATAAAAAACATCTATTATATCTTTATATCTATGTGCACCCGATACCGTAAACGTTTTTAAATCAACATGTGGATCAAATCCGCCATAATTCGCAATACATATATTGAAAAGATTTTGAATATGATTTATTATTTTATCATATATACCAGGATGTGCATATACTTTAAATATACTATAATCAATAAAAACTTTTTTTGTATTTGGTATTATATACATTGTTTTTGATAATAAATCTTCAAGTGATAATTGTGCCGCAATCTTTACTGCACAATCCATTTTTTGCTTTGATTTAAATACACGATTTTTTGTATTTTCACTATAATATTCATTTTTATATTGTTCTAATTGTTCTACTAAATTTTGATTGGACATATTTTATATAATATATAACATTTATTTTTATATATTATAACTTAATTATTAATATTTTCAACTACTAAGTTACCATCACCGACTGAGCTATTTTCAATTGGTTCCATTACATCTGATAAAATACGGATACGTTCTTCCATTAATGTCTTATTTACTTCCATTGTATATGATTGTAAGCTTAATACTATATTTTTAAGATTAATCACCTCCTCGGCTAATAAATCATATCTACTATTTATTTCTTCTAAAATTGGATTTGTAGCATTATTTGGGATTGATACATCATTTGATTGAGGTAAAAACCCAGGTGTCTCAGATGATTGCATATTCTTCATAAAGGTTTCGACGATTACTAGTCTTTGGTCAACCAATGCAATTACTTGTGGTAAAGTTAAACCCATTGATGGGTTTGGTTGTTGTTGAAGACTTGGAGATGGAGTTGGTGGTGGATTTGGTGGTTGTAATGATGCAGGTGCTCTTCTTTTTCTTGCTGCTGCTAAACCTTGACTCATATCAAATAATATATTAGTAGTTGGCTATTTTTCTAAATCATTATTTACGCAATTAATTTTATTGGTATATTCATTATATAATAAAAATTGATAGTATCAACCACATTTACAAAATGTATTTACCCCAAGACATTCCTCTTCCATCACTATAATCTTTTCTATTTAATTCAATTATTTTATTTTGTTGTAAATATTCTGTCCAAATTTTAGTAGGTCCTATTGTCCACCCTTGTTCCCAATCTTTCGTAAACATTGTATCGTCAAGAATAACAATGGTATCATTATGTGCTAAATGAAAACAATTTTCCATATCTATTTTTACTATTTCATAATCATGACTACCATCAATAAATATAATATCAAATTTAGTATCTTTATTATTCTGTAAATAAATAGGAATTGTCGTTCTACTATCACCCATAATTAATTTATGTCTATTTGGATAAGTATTGTCTATGTATTCTTTTGCAGTTGTAACATAATTATGTTGTCCTAAATCAAATGATGTTAAAGTTAAATTTTTATTATTTTCTAAAAAAATTTCAGCTGAATGCCCCGCATTAAATCCAATTTCCATTACATTTATATTTGATTTGTTTGTTAAATTTATTAAATCAATTGCTTGTTGAGAACCTTGTTCACTATATCCTTCAAAACAATTAAACCCTCTTGTATTCAAAAAATAAGTAATTGTCATTATAAAATGATAAAATATATAAAAAATAAAATATGAACATAAAAACATTTTTTGTAATAAAATATAATGTCTGCTAAATTAATCAGTTATTCAAAACCCCATGAAGGGAGCCAAACCATTCAAGATTTGGTTGCTTACTGTGCAAGAGTATCAAACCCTTCAAATCAAAATAACACGACCACTAATGAAAAATTAATTAAGTATCTTATCAACAATCAACATTGGTCACCATTGGAAATGGTTAGTGTATGCATTGAAATTGAAACTACGCGCGATATTGCCCGTCAAATCTTACGTCATCGTTCTTTTTCATTTCAAGAATTTTCGCAACGATACGCAATAGCCGATTTAGGTTTTGAAAAAAGAGAAGCCAGATTACAAGACCATAAAAACAGACAAAATAGTATTGAATTAGATGCTTCTGAAAACACCGATTTGTTTTTGAAATGGGAGGAAATGCAAAAGAATGTCATTGAATCTTCCGAAACCGCATATAAATGGGCAATTGATAATGGTATTGCAAAAGAACAGGCACGTTGTGTTTTACCAGAAGGTATGACGATGTCAAGAATGTATGTGAATGGGACACTTCGTTCATGGGTTCATTATATACAATTACGTAGTGATAATGGAACACAAAAGGAACATCGTGAAATTGCAGTAGCATGCGCAAAAGCAATTGAACCCATTTTTCCAATGATTACAGATTTGATTGCAAATACATAAATATTTAGCCATTTATTTTCATTTTATACATTCACAATAAACTAATTTCTAAGGATTGCTATATAGAATAAATATGGATTTGAATTTATCTGAAATTGGAGGAGATGTTTCGAAAAAAACCTTCTTCTCTCATGTATTTTCTACAACCGCCGAAGGAAAAGCGGAAATATTTAATGTTATGCAATATGCAGGTTTAGGCGTTATTCCAATTATTGTTTTAAACAAATTAATTCAACGTTTTATTCCAGAAGCCGATACTGAAAAATCCAGTTTAGAAATTTTAGTTGAAGTTTTTCTACAATTAATTATCATGTTTTGTGGTATCATTGTAATTCATCGTATAATTACATACATTCCTACATACAGTGGATTTACCTATGATAACTTGGTATTAACCAATGTTATTTTAGCATTTTTAATTATTGTATTAAGTATTCAAACTAAATTGGGTATCAAAGTAAATATACTATTTGACCGCATTAATGAATTATGGAATGGCCCTTCTGGTGATGATGCAAAGGCCAATGTCAAAAAAAATGTAAGAGTTAGTCAAAATACATCTGCACATATGCCAAGTCAAGCTGATTATTTAGATAATTCACAAGTGCAAATGGGAGTATTTCCACCAGCACCAGTTGCAAATGTACGACCAAAAGCATCCGAGGGGTATGATAATATGATGCGCGGGTCTAGTCAAATGGATTATCCTTCTATGATGGGCCCAATGCCTGCAAACGGTTTATTAGGGGGAGCATTTGGTTCTACTTTCTAAAATCCAATCAAAAAATAAAGAAAACAAAAATAAAATAAAGAAAACAAAAATAAAATAAAGAATATAAATAATTATGTGTAAAATACGTTATACATAATTTGCAATTGAAATGACAGATAATTTCAAACCGATGGATTATATTGATGGAATTTTTTATATAAATTTGGATAAAAGGACCGACCGTCGCGGCGAAATTGAGCAAGAATTAAACAAGATGGAATTACCATATGAACGTTTTCCTGCAATTGAAACGCCGGGTAGAGGAATTTTAGGTTGTGGTCTTTCACATCTATCGGTTTTCAAACTGGCAAAAGAACGTAAACATAGAAACGTTCTCATTTTCGAGGATGATTTTTATTTTATTATTTCAAAACCAGAATTATACAAATCACTAGATATGTTGTTTGAAGAAAAAGTCGATTTTGATGTTTGTATGTTAGCTTATAATTTGAAAGGGGAAGAAGAATGTATCGAATATCCTTTTTTGACTAGGGTTCGTAATGCTGAAACTGCATCTGCATATATAATCAATGAAAAATATTACGATACTCTAATTGGATTATATGAATGGTCAATGCCATTATTAGATTCTACCGGAATGCATTGGGAATATGCAAATGACCAAGTGTGGAAACGATTACAAGAAAAAGATAATTGGTATTGTTTTAAACAACGTGTCGGAAAACAACGAAGTGGATTCAGTGACAACTCGAATTGTTTCAGAGAATATGAATGTTAATGTATGTTATTAATCATCTTCATTACGATTTTTGAAATAATTGAATATATCTTGTTTGAATTCTTCACTGAAATTGGACGTTGGTATAATAATACCCACATCATCATATGCAATATCAGTATATGGCGAAAACTGATGTTTGACTAAAATTTCCCAACGCTCATGATAAAACCTATTTTTCTTCGAACCATGATAATAATGTCGAATTACACCAGGAGTGTAACCAAATCTCATATTTTTCATTTTTTTCTCATATTGAACTACACTATCAATATAATCTTCATTGTATCTATTCTTAACCGAATTTATTCCATTTTTGAGCAAACAATGCAACATTATATTATCACCCGAACCCAATATAGCTTGCTCATATAAACCTCCCATTTTTTCATATGCTTTACGTGTGATCGCCCATGCATATCCTGGATGCCAGTAATTATCACCTGCGCCACAATATTGATTTTGTTTTGTATATTGGTAACCTGCACTATTGAATACCCGCATAGTTAATTTATTTTTTGCCATATCAACACAATGACTAAATAATTGAACTATATCTTTTGTACCATTCAAAATTTTCAATGTATCTATTGCCCATGTATTATTTTCAAATTCAATGTCAGCGTCAATCCATGCAAATGCTTTGTAGTTCTCTGGTAATAAATATTTAACACCTAAATTTATCATATTTTCTTTGTGCCATAATGGACAGTCTGTTCGCAATTGTAAATGTCGTTTGTTATTTTTATCAGTTATAATAAAATTTTGATTTTTATAAGCTAATTCGACTATATACAAAACAACGTTTTTTTCTTCTATTTCGATTCTGTTTATAAATTCTTTCATCAATATATAACGTGTTGCAAATAAACATGGATTCGATACAACTACGATAACATGTAGTTTTTCTTCAATAGGTTCGTTGTTCTCTATTGCAGTTTTTATAATGTTCTCATTATATGTAATATAATCAATCTCAATTCCATTGATTACTGTCATTGTAAAAATATATATTTATATCTATATATATTTTTCTAAACTTTTACAAATTTTATAAGTTATTTTCTAATATTTCATTGTACTTTGACATAGCAGTTTTTATAGTATATCTTTTAAACAAATCGGGCGTTATCATATGGTAAAATAAATCGTTCAAGTCGTTTACAAGTCGGGTTTCTAATAAATGTTTCATATTATGTAATAATAAAAAGAATGTTATAGCTCCGCCATATAAATCAAGCGTTTCAATCGATTTTTCTAAAAATTCTTTATATTTTCCATCAACAATACTATTCAACATTTTTTTGTAATCATTAAAATACATATTTATGATTTTGTTCTTTTCATTTTCACTTGATTTTTTATCAATTATATAATAGAATAAAATATTGAATGCAGTTGAACACTTATCGTGTTCTTTTATGTTCAAATTATTCACTATGTTTTTGAAATATTCATCTTTTTCTTCTTGACTATATTTTGAAAATGTTTCGTATTTATCTTGATTGTAAAAATTGATTTCTAATGGATATGACCAATGACATTTTGATAATCTATTATCTGATTTTTTTGATAAATCAATTATTTCATCTTTGTATGTAGTGAATCCAAAGTCGATCAATTTAATTTTGTTAGTTTTTTTATTATAAACCATATTTTGAGGTTTCAAATCGTGATGTACAATTTTATGATTATATAAAAATTCAATTGCTGAAAATATATGAGTAGCTTCTTTCAAAAATTTTTTAGCAAAATCTACATTTTCTTGCGTTTTTCTCATTTTTTTGAAATTTTTTGAAACTATTTCTAGATTTTCACCACCATAATTCATGATTAATAATTGGGTATCATCTATATTTTCAATAAAATCTTCACCATCTTCACAATCTTGTATAGCTTTTATATTTTGTATTGTCTTTTTAACATCACAATTGGTTGGTTTTCCTAAAAAATAATGGTTTTTTCTATCATATTTTGATATTATATCATATTCATCCATTTCTTTCATGGCATCGTCTTTCATTAATATTTTTGAAATTTTATTTTTATAATTTATTTTTGAAGGTGTATCTTTACATTCTAAACTTGGTTTGTGTACACATCCATATGAACCTTCTCCTATTACTTTTATTTTATTTTTTTTCTTTACATCTATATCTTGAAAAAGTTCCTCCATTTATATATTATTACATATTTTTTTGAATTTATGGAGGATTTGTTAAACTATCCATCATTTCTAATTTTCGCATCGACTTTTCGAATGTATTTTCTTTTTCTAAATTAGAAAACAGATATTCCGTATTTGGACTTACCTCATTCTTTTTTATTTGTTTATATATTTGGTCTATGTTATCTAAAACCGCTGATACAGTTTCTTTATCTGAAATTAATTCTATATTTGTAGGCACAGGTTCTGTTATTAAAGCCACTGCAAAATAAAATAAATATCTACGTTTTTTACACGAAGCTGTTGTATATTTTATACAGAACAGTGTCAATACCGCGTTCATTATTTTACTGATATATGGATTTTTCAAATCTTCACAATAATGTTGGATTGCTTCCCATAATATCCATACTATATCACATTGAAATTTATTTTCTACTGGAAAGTCTCGGCGAACGCAATGACATGGTTCTTTACGTTTTTTACATATATTGTCAAATTCTACTATCCATTCATACCAATAACATGCTGTTGTCATATTTCTACGTTCATGTGATATACTATACATAAATTCATTCACAGCTATTAATAATTCTTTTGGGTCCTTCTTTCGAAATATCACGTCGACGTATTGAGTTGAAGGAGCTTTCAAACGTTCTGTCATTTGTGTTATATCATATTCTTCAACGCGATTTATTTTGATTGCTTCAAAACTATGTTTTTTATTTGAAAGTGTTAACATACTTATCATTTCTGCAAATAATTTCCGTATTTTTATATTATTACGCAATTGAAGTTCAGTTATATAATTCCCTTTTGACATTATATCGCGAAATATTTCGTATCGCATTTCTAAATAAATGATTAATTTTGGATTTCCTAAATGAATATGTTTTCCCACATAATTAATTATACATTCCCATGCATCCATGAAATGTCCTGCACATATCAATTCGGCACACCAATAACAAGCTGGTTCTATTTTCCCTTTCAACATATTTTCTTTGAATATTTTTTTTACTTCGGCATTTTTATAATTGGAAAATGAATATCCTTTGAATTGAGGTGGTTGCCGAATATCATTGATTTCGGTTATTGATTTTTCCATAAATATTCTTTATATGAAGAATATTTATAATATTTATTTACGAATTATTCAAGTCCTAGTTTCGCAATGAGTTCCTTGTTCTGTTCATACAATTCGATGTCTTCAACATCATTGAAATCATATATTTTGAAATCTTCTGGTGTTCTAATACGATAATTATCCCCGTCACCTCGCGTACATTTTACATTATTCCAAAAACTAACAGATTGACAATTATAGTGATTCAATACAAAATAGGGTAAATCCAATTTAACAAATTTGTGAATTTCGTCATTCTTATCCACAAATGTTGCATGATGAATGTTCAAACTGGTAAAATTGAATGATGTATTTATGAAATATTTTAAATTTCCACATTCAGGGGTTATCGTCGGTTTCATATCAGAACGTTTTGTAAATCCAGCTACCAATGATTTTGGTTGTTCTATATGTCCATTTGAACCAAATACTGTGTTATTGATTTGTATTTGGCCAATGTGTTTACATTGGTCAAGTATAAAATTGAGATTTGTAGCTTGTGGAGACCATACATATTCATCTAAATCTACTATTAATAACCATTCACTTTCATGTAATCGCGGCATGATGAAATGATTATACATGTTCATTTGTCTTCCTAAATAATATCCCCAATTGTTTCCTGAAAAAAGTGTTACGATTCCTTTATCTACATAAGGTTGTATTATTTCTACACTATTATCTGTACTCGAATCGTCAATTAAATAAAAATGGTCTACGCCGTGATATAAATAATGTTCTATCCATTCTCGAATGGAATGAGATTCATTTTTAAACAATGCTCCTACTGATAATTTGTACATTTGTTTTACATAATCCGTTAATTTTAAATTGTTATAATTATAACTTAAAAATATATCATTATTCTATTTATTATAAGGGGTTTTCAAAAACGAAATGCTACATATTATTACATTAGGTTCGAATGAAGATGAAATGAAATATTTGAAAGAATCTGCTGAAAGAAATGGCGTTACTATTAAATTTATTCTATGTGAAAAATGGAATGGGTATATTGATAAAATAACCACTATGAAAGATATTATACAAGATATACCAGACGATGATATTGTATGTTTTATTGATTCATATGATGTTCTCCTATTCACAGATGAAGCCGAGATTCTATCTAAATTTCACAGTTATGATTGTGATTTGTTGTTAAGTTCTGAATTAAATTGTTATCCAGGTGAAAACATGTCACGATACAATGATGTATATAATACTCTTGCAATGGAGAAAATGACGAATTTCAAATATGTAAATTCCGGCGGATATATTGGTTACAAACGCGCTTTATGCGAACTGTTTAAATGGAAAACCGTGGAAGAAATTATTGATATAATTCAATTGGGCGGTGACCAAAACTATTTCACCGAATATTATTTGGAATTTGCATGTCTTCCTGAAAAACGCATTAAAGTTGATATGTTTCAGCGTATTTTTCAAAGTGCTTACAAACTATATTTTGAAGATATTGAATTCAAAAATGGCCGAGTCGTAAATACTGTACTGAATGAGACCCCATGTTTTGTTCATTTTAATGGATATGGTGGATACTACTATCAAATTTATAATGTACAAAATTTTCGATGCGATATTCGTACATTCTTTTTAGAACATAGTGAATTAAGTAAAAATGGTATGACATATAATTTATTTGGATACCGTCCTCCATATTCTAACCATTTTGCAAATATTATGCAATTATCATAAATAATGTTTGCTTATATTTTGTATTACTTACAATGATGAAGTAATATAAAATTTATTTATATGTTTATCATTTTTTCTATTTTTATCCCATTTTCTATATCAATATGTCCTGTAAAATGAATAAAATGATTTTGTCTAAAAATGAATTCTAATTGAGAACCCATTATCTTATACAATGGCCATATAGTATTCCATTTATTATCCATTATTTTGTATTTTTGATGAACTTGTAATTCATATCCTATACACGACTGTTCATAATGATATCTTCGTGGATGATTTATTGAATTTCGTATATATTTATTATATATATTATCCAAAAAATCCTTGTGTATTTTGGGTTGAAATACCATAACTCCTGTATTGAATACCATTTTAGTATCTATATCTAATTGCGCCAATTTGTAATAACCTTTTGCGTCCGGTTCCCAACCCATCATACGTTGTATTTCAATACGCATTTCATTCGTAGGTTGTGAATATTCATTCACTATACCTATTTTGGTGTCAAAATCCATGCTTGTATGAATTGCAGGGGAATTCATATTTATCAATATATCCGCATCAATTACTATTATGAATTCATAATCATTTGACCACGATTGGCTGCATACCAATATTTTATTGAATGTGATTGCATCTGCGTGACATAATGATTTATCCAAAAAATCGGTTATCACTTTGAAATCATAATCGTGTTTTTTTGCATAAAATTCATGATTTTTTCTGAATATGGTATTATATTTTTGTAAGTACTTTTCTCCGATTGCGATTGTAACTAATAATATTTTGGATTTTATAGTTTGATTGGAAATAACTGGTGTATGTACGATATTTGTTGGTTTTCCACAGATATATTCACACATATACTCCATTTCAAATGTGTGTTTTATTTCTTGATACTTCAATAACATTTTTTCGTATTTTTTCTCATTTATACTTAAACATATTTCTTCCAATATATCTATTTCACTTATATGAAGTGTAATACAGAAAGAATCGTAATCGATTATATCACTGTATGGTAACCAATTTTTATCATCCCATACATAAATAGGAATTGTTCCCAATTTGAATATTTCAAAGAAACGAAAACTTGACCGGCCATATCCACGCGGCGCTAATGCGAATTTTGAGTTCACCGTATAGTCTATGAAATCAGTTTGTTTTTCTTTTTGTACATTATTTGTCCATCCGTTACGTGAAACGAATTTGAATCTAGTATTACTTTCATACATATCTATAATATTTTTGCGAACATCATGTGTAATACTTCCTACAAAAGAACATAATATATTCTTGGTTTTGAATGTTTTTTTCTCAATGTTCTCTAATTTATTTTCAAGATCTTCATATATTAATGGTAATGGTATATTACCTGTACATGCACCGTATATTTTTGTATTTGTTGGTAATCGTAACATGGGTCCATCATCATGTTGAACTACTGCATAATACCCCGGTGTACTCGGATTGTCATTAATCCATTTATCCAATGTTCGTTGCATTTCTTCACGCGCATTTGGAAACCATTGTGCTGTTTGAAAATTGGTCCATAATGCTGGTATATATTTGCGACCTTGTTTATCTTGGGATATTTCTTTTTTGCGAACATAATTCAAAAAATATTCTTCCATATATTGACCATTTTTGAATGGTGGATATTGTATTTCTGTTTTACTTATAAAGAGTTCGTTTGGGATATGTGAGAACATTTGTATATATTGTAAAAAAACATCTATATTTATATAAAAATATATAAATATTGACGTTTTATATATGTATTGATGAATTCAGGTTCCACCGATTTACTATTTATTTGTTGTTTTGATAATGGTTCTCGTGAACTTGGATTGAACCATTTAAAATCATTAAAAACCCAAGGTATTGAGAACTACAATGCGTTTATTCCAGATAAATCAACATATGAATATATCAAAAAACATGGATTCAATTGCACTCTTATTGACAATGCCAATTTCTCTACTACACAAAAAACGTTTGGTACTCCCGATTTTGTTGAATTTTCATTTTTACGATACAAATTCATACACGAATCTTTGAAAAAATACAAGGCGGTATGGTATTTAGATGTTGATTCAGTTGTTCTCATTAATCTCAATACTATATATCCAGAATATTCAGGTAAAGGTTATGATATTGTTTTTCAAAACGATGTTCATCAAATACAAAATTGCACAGGATGTATGTTGTATTTTTCAAATAGTAAAACGTTGGACATGACAGAGTATGTATACAAAGGTATGAATTGGCAAATCCCTGACCAACATTTTGTTAATTATTTTTTGCAACACAATCCTGGTGTATTCAAAACCGTATTATTTGATTTGGAACGATTTCCAAATGGACTGATTTATTTCGATGATAGTGATTTGATTGATTTATCCAATCAATTTAAAGAATTCAAAATTAATTTTCATGCAAACAAAGATAAAAGTAAAAAACTCGCATTTGTTCATGCAAATTGGATGGTGGGTATAAACAACAAAATAAATGCGATTAAAAAAATGGGACTCTGGATTTTGTAAAAAGATTTTGTATTATATAAATGTAATACAAAATATACGCGGTTTATTTATTCTGTAATGATTCTTGGTACAATATTGATGGTTTGTAATTCCTGTGATAATAATTTATATGCATACGGGATATTCGCTTTTGCAAAATCGGTCATATTATTACATGTATTACATAAATGAATGCTGAAATCCGCGTTCGCATATTTACTATTTTTATTTCCATCATTATATGATGCTATCATACCACATTTTTTACAAACATGCACGCTGTATTTATCTGAAACATCATACAATCGTTCTTTGCAAAATTTCGACATACCATGTGCTATCATGACATCACGTTCCATTTCACCTATTCTGAATCCACCATCACGTGACCTACCTTCGGCTGGCTGTCTTGTCAAATTTACCATTGGTCCAATTGCGCGACTATGTTGCTTGTCACTTACCATATGTTTCAGTCTCTGATAAAATACTGGACCAATAAATATACTTGTTTCTAATTGTTCACCAGTCAAACCATTGTACATGACTTCGTTACCATAACTTTCGTATCCTAATTTTTGTAATTCTTGAATAATCGTCTTCACATCTAAATCGCCAAAACTGGTACCATCGCCAAATAATCCCAGTTCTAATAATACTTTTCCTAACAGTGTTTCTTTCAATTGTGCAATTGTCATACGGGATGGAATAGCGTGAGGATTAATAATGATGTCCGGTCTTAATCCGTCTTTTGTAAATGGCATGTCACATTCTGGAATGATGTTACCGCAGGTTCCTTTCTGCCCGTGTCTCGAGCTAAACTTGTCACCATAAGTAGGTTTTCTCAAAATTCTTACGCGAACTTTTGCGAAGTTGTATCCGTCGCCATTTCTACCTGTAAAATTCTTATCAATATATGTTTCTTCGGTTGTTCTGAACGTTTTACTTTGGTCTTCATATTTAATGACTTTTGTAGGGTCATTGCGATTTTCTTTGATTGGAATTATTTTGGCAATAATGACATCGCGATTTTCCACCAAACTGTTTTCTGGTATAAAACCTTGATTGTTCAATTTATCATAATTTCCAAATTTAATCCCCTTTGTTTTGGTCTTGTCTGGTTTGCAACGAATAATTTCATCACGAATAATGTTTTTATCTTCGTCTTTTTCTGTATGGTAAATCGTTGCCATGAACAGGCCACGGTCAATCGACCCCTTGTTCACTAATACACTATCTTCTTGATTATATCCAGTATGTGTCATAATTGCTACGTGAATTTGACAACCCGACGGAATTTGATTCAAATGTATAAAATTCATAAGACGAGTTTCCACCAATGGCCGCGATGGATAGGATAACACATAAGCAGTTTTATCCATACGATGGTCATAATTTGTAGCATAAACACCAATCGCTTGTTTGGCCATTGCTGACTGATATGTATTACGAGGCGCTTGATTGTGCTCTGGGAAAGGAATACATGATGCCAATACTCCAAATATAGTACTTGGATGTATTTCACAATGACTATATGATATTTTTTGCTGACCATCTTGTATGTATCCATGTTTAGCTTTCATAGCAATCAATGAATAGTTTTGTTCTTCTGGATCAATATATTCTATTATTGATTCTTCGATTTTGCAACTGGTCAATAAATCATTCCATGTAATTTCTTTGTTTTTCAGTTTTTCTATAATTCTATGGTCCAATAATGCTTTGTTATCACGAACGCGTAATACTGGACGGGTTAATCTACCGCCATCATTGCATATACGAATTTCCATTAATTTATAATCAAACACAATGGAAGTATAAATATTGATAATACCCTTGTATTTTTTATTCTTCATTTCGTTGTATAATTCAATCGGATTTTCACTCACTCCCACCCAGCAGCCATTGATGAATACTTTTACCTTGTTATATAATTCACTTGGCAGCGTATTATCAACTGGTTGCACATATGGTTTAACATATTCATATAGCGAAGAACTGTTTGTTGGAATTGTGATGTGTCCCATGTAACTTATATTTTTGACTATACCAATTGACTGACCTTCTGGTGTCTCTGCTGGGCAATTATGTGTTACAAAAGATGATGCGACAAACGAATGGTTGTCACTGCGGGTTGTAAAATCATATACTAGTTCTGGTTGAATTTCATTGACTGATTCCAATAAATCTGTTTTATAATTATTTTCTTTAAAATCACGAACAAACATTGCATCATTTTGTTGTAATTCTTCAACATTTTTCCATTCATATTTACCATTATTATTGACAAGAAAAGGATGATTTGCAGTTGCTTTTATTTTTCTTCCACTTATAGTAGTTATTTCAAATAGTTTATCTGGCATTTTACAAAAGAATGAATGTATATCAGATGGTTCATCCAATAATGTTTCCGGATTCACAGTAGTTACTCTATCTCCATCCTTCATATCTTTTATTTTCTTGATAGTTAGACGGTCAGATAATAAAACTTCTGTATCTCCGGTTAAACATAAGAAACCAAACGTCGTGTTATGTAATTTACGAGGTGCAATTAATTCACCACTTTTTTCAAGTGGAGTATTAATACGACGCAAATGACTTAAACTTGCAACATATGTAAGACGATTTAACACTTGTGCTACGCCTACTTTGCTACTGTTTGCCTGTTTAATACTGAAATCACCAGTTGATAATGCCCTGGTAATACCATTCTCAATGGTAGTCGATTTCATGATTTTATATATGTTTGTCATATTAATAATATTTTCATAATCTTCGGTTGAACGCCATGAACCATTGTTAATTTCACGAACAACTTGTTTTTGCATTTCTTTCACCAATTTATTGAAATAATTTCTGAATAGGTTGTTTAAAAGTGTTCCAGTCAATTCAATACGTTTGTTCAAATATGAATCACGGTCATCACATGGAATCCATCCCAAACTCGTTTGTATCAACTTTTTACACATATAACCTAGTATGAATATTTTTTGACTCATAGTTTGACAATGTGGAAATAAATCGTTGTTTAAAACTTCCAACGCAAATTCGCGTTTTTTCAATAAACCAGATTCGCGGTCCATATTGAAAGGTGTATATGCAACAAATGATGTGATATGACGAATTGCATCTTCTTGTGTCAAATATTTATTAGCATCGATTATAGAAGCTTGTAGACTTTTTAATAAATCTCCATTTTTTTCTTCTTCGATATCCAATAATATATATTGGCAAATTTCTTTGTCGCTAATAATACCCAATGCACGGAACAGTACAAATAATTCAATAGGTTGTTTAATTCTTGGAACCGTAACATAGATACCATTTCCAAATCCATTGTTTTTACTGGCAATCATCATTTCAATTTGTTTTGGTGATATACATTTGTAATCTGGAATCGATTTAATTTCTGCAAACCAGTTCCATTTCGTTGTATTTTTACCGTCAAAACAATAAACGCGATTTTCAGCAGCACGTTCTTGTCCCAATACTGTTTTTTCTGAACCTTTTATAATAAAATATCCACCACAATCCATTTTACATTCGCCAGTGAAACTTGGTTGAAGATGTTTATTTTGAGTTAATACACAAATGGATGATTTTACCATGATAGGCATTTTACCAATGTTTATTTTTGGAAGCGTTTTTTCGATTATTTTCGGAGTATCCATATTTTCAGTATTACGTACAATATATTTAATCTTCACATCGACCGTCATGCCCGATGCATATGTAAAATTACGTAGTTTAGCTTCCTGAGGTAACATCATCTTAGTTGCGCCATTGTTTTCATGAATTTGTGGAGGATACAATTTGAAATTTTCAAAAGAAACGTTTGCTTCCAAAAAATATTGACTACGTTCTTCAACATAATCATTTTCTGAACGAATTACAACAGGATTAAACATATTGATTGTTCTTTGAATTTGATAGTTGATGAAATGGTTATATGATTCAATCTGATGTCTCACCAATCGTTCCAAATGTTGTCCTTGGAAATAGGATTCGATTAAATAATATGGTTCTTCGATGTACTCACCTAAATGGGAAAGCACTTCTTTTCCGTTATCGCAAATATTTTTTTCTATTTCTTTTTTCATATCTTCAACCGCCTTTTCATCTACTACTATTTTTTCGATTATTTCTTTGGTAGATACACCGGTTTCAATTGTAGTAACTGGTTTCTTATCATCATTAATAACTACCAATTTTCTTGGTTTTTTTATTGAAATGGGGACTGAACCCATTGATATAGAAGAATCAAACGACATCATTGGTTGAACGGATTGACTCATATTTATTGACTAATTTATAAATATTTATGAATATATTATTACGTTCAATTTTTTAGATTGTTTTATAAAATATTTTATTTTTATAACTTTATTTCGTATTAAATGGTATGATGTAATTTATTCAATAATGAGATTTTCACTACAATTATATAGTTTAGTACAACCGCCTCCATTTTCCCAAATACTATCTCTCAATAAACATCGATATGGATATCGATTTATATTCAATCCTATTTTTTGCAAATAAGACAATAATATAAACTCATTTGAATCAGTATTATTAGTGATAATTAGTAATTCAATATAATTTTCTGCTAAATTAAAGTATTTTTCCATAGCTCCTATACTACCAATCGCCATTAAATCATTACACCCAGCAGAGTTTGCAAGATTTGGTATATTTACTATATTATCATCATTTATTAGAGTTTCGAATTGGACAATATGAAGTGGTAATATATCCAATCTACAACTGCAAACATAATGATAGTTACAATTATTATCTAATACATATTGTTTGAATGCTTTGAAAATAAAATATCTACTGTAAAACATATACATCCCGCTTATATTAGTAGTAATTATATCATGGTCGTATGGAATATATTCATCTATTACTATTTTAGGTTTATATAAATCAATGAATCCACTAATGTCTTCGTTCTGGTTTTTATTATGAAAAAAGAAAATATCAACATTATGGTGTTGTACAATATATTTTTGAAAGTTTTTATAGTAAGTATCATAGTTTAGAACCCGTCCTGAGTATAAAATTGCGATTTTCATATATGTATTATGTAGATTATTTTTATTTTATCGACACATTGCATTGATTATTTTGTTAAATAATATTTTATATTCATGTTTGCATTGTAAATATATAAAATAAATCCAAAAATGATGGTTCAGTAAGGACCCCTGAAAAAAGGTGGATCTAGATTCGTTGGCCGTTTTTGATTTTGGACATTTTTGGAAAAATAAAAATGTCCATTTTTGAAAAATGGCTCCTAAAATTTTGCAAAAAACGTGCATAAAGCATAATGATGTAAATGCCAAAAAAATGAAGCAAAAAGTTGCTGCATAAAAAAAAATATTAATTCCGAAAACTATTTAGGCATTTTTTATGTTCGTATATTATTAGGCATTAATGCCGAAAAAAAATGCCGAAAAATGCCGAATATTTTTATGCAACAATTGCAACTTTGTATGCAGTAAACAAAGTAATTATGACAAACATGTTTCCACACTGAAACATAAAATACGAACGAATACGAACGAATACGAACTAAAAAATGCCGAAACGAAATCTTACGATTGTCAATGCGGAAAATCATATAAACATGCATCAAGTTTGTGGAATCATAAGGCCAAGTGTGACTTTTTGAAAAATGATAGTGATGAAAATACCGACGATGCTTCAAATAATCAGCTACAAATTGCAGTAGAAAAACCGGAAATAACACAAATTATATTGGAGTTAGTGAGGGAGAACAAAGAATTAAAAACTATGTTGGTTGAACAGCATAAAACTATGATTGAATTGTCGCAAAAACCTATAATTACAAACAATTCAAATAATACTCATACAAATTCTCATAATAAACAATTCAATCTTAATTTCTTTTTGAATGAGCAATGTAAAAATGCAATCAATTTGTCCGAATTTGTTGAGAACGTAAAATTAGGTTTATCCGAATTGGAGAACGTGGCGGATATGGGGTATGTCGACGGGGTTACTCAGATTTTTATGAACGGTTTGAAAGATATGGATATATACAAACGACCTCTTCATTGTACAGATATAAAACGCGAAATTATGCACGTACGTGAGAACAATATATGGATAAAAGATACGCCGGAACAGGCAAAAATTAAATCCGCAATACGCAGAATTGCATTTCGAAATATACAACAAATTAGTGAGTGGAATAAACAACATCCCGATTCCCAAATATTAGATACCACTGATTTTAATCGTGCATTCCAAATAATGCGCGAATCTCTTGGCGATACTTGTCCTGGTGGTGTTGAGAAAAACAACGAAAAAGTTGCTCGAAATATAATAAAAGCGGTTTATGTTGATAAAAATTTGGTGGAAACTTCTCAATAAATATAAAAAATTGAAATGCTTTTTTACTTTATTCAGTTTGTATATTTTACAGTTTACAGATTATAGTTGAAAATGGAGTCTTTAATTAGTGGAAACAGATATTTCTTTACAACATATTTTGTTTTTAACAGTAAAGGTGAAAAAAGATATGAAACATATCGTGGGAAATATTTGGGAAAATTTACATACAATGGGGGATTTGGTGTATCAGATATACAATTTGCGGGTAGAAACCGAATGGAGACATATACAATGGTAAACTATATGAGTCAAATTGATAAAATAGAATCACTATGTGATTTTGCAAATTTCTTACCCAAAGATGTTTTATCGATAATAGACCGTTATTTATAATATTTGCATAAACATAATAAATAATATATAACAGAACTATTTATTATGAAAACATCAAATAAAAAATCATTCATTGGGTGTTTGGACCATTATAAACAAACAAACGATTTGAATTATTTTGAAATTATGAATCTACTGAATATAATAAATATCCATTATGTAGAAAATAAATTCAATGACCCATATTTCAGTGGTATTGATTATGAAAATAATAAAAATCCCATAAACATGAAAATCGAAAATACAGAAAAAAATGGGTTTTATACCCTTTTTTCTGATTCAAAATGGAATGAACAAAATAATTATGATGTATGGAAACAAAAACATGAAATTAGTATAAATCCAATCGAAGTACCTAAACAAAAAGTTACCATTGATGCATCCATCAATAATATAGATGACTTACTTTCAATAATAAAAAATAATGTATATGACGAAAAAAATGAATACAATATTGATTTGAAATCGCTTACAGAAATTCAACCAGAACTGGAAAAGTTGAATAAAATGATAGGTATGAAAGATTTGAAAAATTCGATGTTGAATCAATTATTGTATTTTATGCAAGAATTGCACATTACAAACAAAGAAAGTGATTTCAAACATACGGTATTATATGGACCTCCTGGTACAGGTAAAACGGAAATTGCAAAAATAATCGGAACAATGTATTCAAAAATAGGTATTTTGAAAAACAACGTATTTAAAAAAGTGACGCGTAATGATTTGGTTGCTGGTTATTTAGGTCAAACCGCAATAAAAACGAAAAAAGTAATCGATGAATGTTTAGGTGGAGTTCTTTTTATTGATGAAGCCTATTCATTGGCAAACAATTATCAAGAAGATGGATATTCGAAGGAATGCATTGATACATTATGTGAATCATTAAGTGACCACAAAGACGATTTAATGGTTATTATAGCAGGCTATGAAGAAGATTTGAACAATTCTTTTTTTAAAGCAAATAAGGGAATGGAATCCAGATTTATGTGGAGGTTTAATATTGAACAATATAATACCAATGAAATGATGGAAATATTCAAGAAAAAAATAAACGAAACTGATTGGATTCTCGAAGATGATGTAGTAAACATAAAATGGTTCGATAAACGCAAACAAGAATTTAAAAATTATGGACGAGATATGGAGTTACTATTTTCTTATTTAAAAATTGCACATTCACGTAGAATATATGGGAAAGATGAATCGTTACGAAAACATATATCAATTGAAGATTTAGATGCAGGTTATGATATGTTTATGAAAAACAAGAAAAAAGAAAATAAAATGAGTAAAATATTGGAATCAATATATATTTAGGTATAAAATATTTGTATATTTTATATGGCAGGCGGTTCTCCTTCAAGTTCACAAAAGTGGCAAATTTCCCTTTTCTCAGCGTTTATTTTTCTTTTAGTTGTCAATCCTTACACTTATGATTTAACAAATTCATTATTAGGTGGTATTATCGGACCTATTGCAAAGAATGGTTGTCCTACAATGGTGGGTCTTCTCCTACATACCGTTGTATATGTATTATTAGTCCGTTATTCGATGGATTTGAATTTATTTTAGCTCTACTGTAATAAATACGTATAATTTAGGAAAATGATTATTAACATATAATATAGTTAAAATAAATATATTATATTTGTAACAATGAGTGAAAGAAAAACAATAAGTATAAATCCAGAATTATTCAAAGTTACATCGAACACAACTCGCAAAAAACAACCAAAAACTGAAAAAAATAAAGATATCAAAATAAAATCTCAACAGACAAAACAACAAAATAATAAGACGTTGCGTGGTAAATTATTAAAGTATATTCGAGAACAACAAGAGAAAAATTATGAGAAAAATGCACATCGTCATGGTTCTCAAAAAACACCAATGAAAAATCCGTTGGATGAATTTAATAGTGAATTCGATAATTCATTGAAATATTTAATGTCAGTGGCAGATGAAAATGAAAAAAAACAAAAACAAAATTCTACTTTGAAACAATATCCGAATAATAATGTTCAATCGATGTTATTCAATGACAATGTTTTACAAAATGTAATGAATACGTTGCCAAATGTTACATCGGAAATCCCTTCATTGAAACTCAATATGAATAATCCAAATTATCCAAAATATGGATGTTTGAAAGGTGGAACATTACCAACATATCGTAGTTGGAAAAACCAAACGCAACGTAAACCACCAAGTTTGAATAATCAATATATATCAAGTATTCCGTATATTCAAACAGCATCAGCATATCAAACACAAGAAAATTATAGACCGTCATTACAATCAACCTTTCAAAGTGGGCCAACCTCACCAATAACACCACAAAATACTCCTATATACTCCGGAACTATGGCCACTGACACAACAAGTGTAAAAAGTGAATTGGACAAAGAAATTGAACGTCAAAAAGCACGAATACAAATGAAACAAATTATGGAAAAAACGAAACCACCGAAAATGCCCAAATTGAAATATTTGAAACAAAAGAGAACGTTGAAACGAACGTATCATGTAGGTAAATCAAAGGTATTTCCAAAAGTAGCTGTATTGGTATCAAATAAAACAATACGTAACAATATTACTACAAAAAAACAATTGTTGAATCAAACGCCCATTGAAGAAATACGTAAATTTTTACTAAAAAAAGGGTTCATCAAAGTGGGTTCTACCTCACCTAATGATGTGTTACGTAAAATGTATGAAAGTGTAGTTTTAATAAGTGGGGATGTTACTAATCATAACCCGGATAATTTATTGTATAATTTTTTCAATGATAAATAGTAGAAAATTGAAATGTTTTTTGAAAATAAAAATACTATCAATTGAATAATATAAAATAATTTGAAAATGGAAGCATCTTATAATGATGATGAAGTAATTACAAAAACAAATGTCATATACAATGACAAATTTAAAAATTTTATTAAAAAAATGAAAAGATATATTTCGGAAGATGCTTTAAAAAGTCATGAGTTGGACGATAAAATGGCTATACAAGATAGTATACGTAAATATATACTAAAAAATCAAAAAGAAATTGATATGAAAAATAATAATATAATACATGCAAAATCACATCGTGATTTATTTTGTATATTTATAGCATTATTAATTCGTGATGAAAAAATAGATAGTTTTGAAAATTTGAATGAAATATTACAATATATAAGAAAAGAGCAGGTATTTGTTATGGGTGGACACGCATCAAATGATGTAGAAAATTCAGGTAGTTCTCAAACACGTTTTTGCTGCGCATGTAATCATGATTGTAGTCCAGAACATTTATATACAATACAAAATCCAGATACACATGATTCTATCATAGTTGGATGTGAATGTATAAAAAAATATGAAATTATTGAACCACATATTATAGAAACCACTGTAAAAAAATTAGAAAATGATGAAAATTATAAAAAATTCAAAAATATGAAAAAATATGAAAAAAAAATGCTCATAGAAGAAAAATTAGAAAAAAAATTAAATGAAAATATAATCTCTTTCAAAGAAAATTATAAATATATAGGTAATAATTTTGGAGAAAATTTAGAAGAATTAAAGGTCGAATTGATTAATGAATCATATCCGATGGATTCTGTTATCAAATATATACAAGATACCAGAGAGGATAAATGTAAATTGTGTGAAAAAAATAATAAAGATAAATATAAAAAGTATATCTTCAAAAATAATACTAATGAATATATTGCTTTATGTAAAATGTGTTATAGTGATTTAGGATACAATAATAAAAAAAATTGTATTGATTGTGGAAAATCTCATAAAAATAGAAAAGATAATTATTGTAACGAATGTAGATTAAAAAGTACTTGTATTACATGTAATGACCGTAAAATATGTAAACTATATGATAAACAGTTCAATCGTTGCGACGATTGTTCTAAACTGAACTATTGTAAAGATTGTAAAGAAAATGTAGTGGAATCTATAAATTGCCTTTGTAAAAAATGTTTGTCGTTATGTAAAAAATGCTCGTGTGGTAAAATAATATTTGATAAAAAATATAAAGTATGTTATAGTTGTCATAGTAAAGCATGTGACGAAGCATCTATAAAATTGTGTAAAAAATGCTCGTGTGGTAAAGTAATAAAAAATAAAATATATAATAAATGTTATAATTGTTACATGGAGAAAAAATCAAAATAATATTTTTGTAAAGTGGGTATTTTGTATATTTTGTATATTTTGTATATTTTGTATATTTTTTAATATTTTAATCTATTTACAAGTTCGCGCCAAAAGAACATCGGAGCGGACATACGATAATGACCTACAAACCAATCATCGTTACATGATTGAATTGCACGATGTCTATGATTTGTCAAATTTTCATAATTATTTGTACTGGTCATAAGTGCAATCCGTCCGGTTATTTTGTTTTTTAGTGCAGCTTTTAACCATATTTTATCATCAACCACTTTTTTTACTAATAAAATCATGTTCCATTCATTATCTTTTCCCATAGGTGTGTCTGGAATAACACTTTTGAATGCAGATTCTGTATGTGATTCGAATACAAATCCAGCATTGTCATTAATTGTCCCAACATTTGTATCTGTAATATTTGATATTTCCATTATTGCAATCGGGTCAATATGATATTGCAATGACCCTGGTAAATCGCCAAAATAAAATTCGTTGTCAATTGTGGATGGTTTAATTTCTGTCATTGTTAATGTATTGAAATATATAGTATCTGAAATATATATTTCAATTTTTTATTATTTTTTGCTAATATTCAAAAGTTACATTATTACCCAGAACCGAACGCATTGCAATAAATAATATAGTTTCTTCATATTTATCAAAACCGTTGTAGTTATAATGTGGTACTAACTGTTTCTTCTTCCATCGTAATTGTTTTATTTGCATATTTGCATCTGTTTCATATTTTGCTGATAAATCTTGTATTTGAAACCCTCCTTCACAACGGTCGAGTATTTCTAATTTCGGTTGTCCATATGGTATATTTAGATTGTAATAGTCAATTATTTTTATGTAATCAACTGTATCAATATAATCGACAAATACTTTTATGGGCATGATTTGTTTTGTTTCCAGATATATATAAAAATATAATCAATTTTTTATATTTTTATACAAGTTTTAGAATTGTTAGACGAATCATAAATGAAGAGTCTGTTCCAGCGGTGGTTACTGCCGCTACTCCAACTACCGATGAAATTGCAATAACCAATGTTGTTGCAACAAATTCAATCGATGTTCCATGTATCCAAGTAGTTGCGGTGGTTGAACCTGAAACAGTATTTGTATCAATAGTCAACGATGCTGCATTTGGACCAGTATAAATTGCAATTGACCCGGCTGCTTCTAAACTCATTTCACAATCAATTATGTATGATCCTTGACCTAATGTAAATACAGTGCCACCTGCACCAGGACTTGCTACAATGAATGCAGGAACCGTATTAAAAACTTCTGTATCTATTGTAAATGCTGTTCCCGGGGGAACTGAATTGTTTGGCGTTTGAATTGTGCGTATATATTCAGCATATCCAATAATACCAGATGTTCAAGTGGGACCAATTGGTCCAGTTACGCCAGTTTCACCGGTAGGTCCGGTGGAACCAGTTTGACCAGTAGGTCCAGTAGGACCGGTTACACCAGTTTGACCAGTAGGTCCAGTTTGACCAGTAGGTCCAGTTACGCCAGTTTGACCAGTAGGTCCAGTTTTACCGTGTTTACGAACACGATGATGATGTATATGTGAATGACAATGGTCACTTTTATGGTGTCCGTGGTTGTAGTTTTTACAATATTCTGACATATAATAATTATATATATATAAATTATTATACCAATAAATATATTTCGCCTGTATATACATCGCTGCGCATATGCAGTAAATACTATTGTAATTTAATAAATACAATTCTATTTTTTTATATTGTAATACTATAAACAATATAATTTATAAAAATATATAAAAACAAACGCCATGATATACTATCAACAATGTTACGTCGTTCACTTTCAACATATACAAAACTACCAGTAAGTGCATTGAATGTATTTCAAAAATCATGTTATTACAAGATTGATTTCAAAATTAGCGAAACAGCTAGTGTAAAAGAAGCAGTAACCCGTTTCACTGCATTTAATATTGGATGTTTAGCCGTAACTGATAAAGCTAACAAAGTAATTGGTGTATGTTCTGAACGTGATTTTATCAACAAAGTTGCCGCATTTGATAAACCTACAAATGACCTAAAAGTAAAAGATATTTGCACATATGGTCCATCCATTATTATTGCAAAAAAAAGTGATTCGTTAGAATCTTGTATGAATAAAATGATGTTCAAGGATATTCGTCATTTATTAGTGATAGATGACAACGATGAAGAATTTATTGGTATGATTTCAATCAAAGACCTCATCAAGGAAATTTTGAAACAAAACAATGATACAATTACACGATTGAGTGATTTCAAAATTGGAAAAGGAGCATATTTTGGAAGCGAATAATCATTTCATTCTAAAAATTATAATTGCAGTTACTATTATAGAAATTCCAAGCGAAACGTGATAACATACATTGTATCGTGTTTGTTTTTTTGGAGTGCTAATTCTTATAATAAAGTCATCATTTTCTTTATTATATTTTTTTGTATTTTCTTCTAAATCACAAAAAAAACCATAATCATCTGTTTCTTCGTCTTTTTCATACATTTTCATTTTTAATAATATAATTGATTATTTTTTATTTCAATTTTTTGAATTACTATATAGAATATTATAAATTATAAATATATAAAAATAATACTGTATTTAAATAAGACCAATATGGAATCAAATATAACAACGGAATATTTTCAAATAACAAACGAATATCAAAAAAAATATGGTAAAAATACGGTATTATTAATGCAAGTCGGTGCATTTTTTGAGGTATACGGTTTGAAAAATGCAGAAACAGGATTAATAACCCATAGTCAAATCGTAGAGTTCTCACAAATATGTCAATTGAATGTATCCAAAAAAAGTAATTGTATAAAAAATGACCATATTGTTATGGCAGGATTTCGCGATTATACTTTGGAAAAATACATTCAGAAATTGTCAGAAAATGGATATACAAGTGTAGTATATAAACAAGAAAAAGATGGTAAAAGTTTCAAACGCAAAATACATGCAATATATTCAGCTGGAACCTATATTTCATATGATACAGATAGTTCTCCACAAACAACCAATAACATCATGTGTGTTTGGATAAATACTTTCAAATCATTTACCCAAACCCAATCGAATAATGAGAACCTTGTATGTGGGGTTTCTGTTGCCAATATATTTACAGGAAAATCCTTTATATTTGAATATGAAATTCCGTTTTACGATAATCCAACGACATTTGACGAATTGGAGAGATGTGTTTCCATATATGCGCCAAGTGAAATATTATTAATAGCAGAGACATTTGATGAAAAAATGACAGAAAAAGTAATACAATATAGTGGTATGCATAATGCCCATGTTCATAAATATACAAAATGT